TTACTGGGCAGTCAAAATTAGAAACAGGAAACTTTCAAGTCGGTATTCAATCTGAAGCCTCTAACACAAGTATCCTGATCACCTCGACATCCTTTCTACCCGTGGTTCTTCAATCTGCTGAATGGGAGGCTGTCTTCCACATCAGATCAAGGAGATTAGATTGATCGAGTTTAAACACTCAACAGTAGAACATTGTTTCGAACTTGCCCCCAATATGCGAGAAACAGATGCAAAAGAAGTTTTAGCTTCGAATGGTTTAGACCCTCTGAGCGCCTTAATTGCTTCTATTAAAAACTCCCGCAAGCCTGAGACTATTTATGCCAATGGTAAAATGGTGGGCATGAGGGGCGTAGGTCACGCAGGGACTGTTGGCTACCCTTGGCTTTTAGGGACACCTGAAATGGTGTCTTTTGCAAAATCGCTACACGCGACAGCAAAGCCTTGGGTAGACAACTACCTTCTCGAATACCCCCTCCTTTATAATTACGTTTCAGAGGATAATCGCGCTGCCATTCTTTGGCTTAAGCGTCTTGGTTTCGTGATGATCCGTTACGTCCCAGATTACGGGGTAATGAAGAAACCCTTTTATGAATTTGTTAGGATAAAATAAATGTGTGTAGTCATGTTAGGCGCAGCATTGGCTCCTGCTTTAGGTATCACCCTTGGCACAGGAGCCGCAGCATCAGCAGCAGCCTTAAACTTAGGTATGGCTGCTATTAGTACAGGGATTGGGGTTGGTTCTGCCGCTCTATCCCACAGAAACGCATCAATTCAAGCACAACAACAGGCCCGTCAAAACGATATTAACGCCCAAAGCGCTATTAAAAGTCAGGATGAACAGTTCCGTCAATTAAACACACGTGTGATGGAAGAGGCAGGGGCGGCTGTAGATGATAGGGTTGACAGTCTGCTACAGGCAGCACGTATTAAATCCCGCATGAGAGCATCCGCTGGCGAAGCGGGTATCTCAGGAATGGGCCTTGATCACATGCTTCGTGACGTACACCGCACGGAAGCCCGTAACATCTCTCAAATCAATAGAAATCAAGACGCTATACGCGCTCAGGCAACTTTTGACGGCATGGGTGTTAAAGCAGCGACTGAAAGTCGAATTAGCAGTCAACCGATGGTCGAGCGTCCTAGCCTACTAGCTACAGGACTCGCAATCGGTGGTTCTGCCGTAGGCGGGTATAACCAATATTCGCAATACACCACATAATTAGGATTAAAAATGGCAAGAGTTCCAACTGATACCTCTTCCCTGCGGGGAATGAGACAGGGTAGCCGCATCGTGGCACGTCCTGTGGACACATACACGTCTGTCAGCAATCAGGTGAGCCGTAACTCTAAGGGTATGCAGATAGCTAATGCGTTAGCGCAGGTCGAGCCTACCCTTACAAGTTACTTTGACCGAACCGCAGAGACAAACAAAAAAGATGCAAAAGAAGAAGGCCTTCAAAGTTATTTAGAGGCATCTGCAAAAGAGCGCAAAGCCTACGCAAGCAAGATTAAATCAGGTGAAATTGATGAAATCGAAAGCCCCTTCTTTATTGAGGGTCTCTCACGGGGTATCCTAAGAGATAAAGCACGTGAGTTTGGTAACGATCTAATGCGTGACTGGAACAGCAACAAAAACGGTATCAAAGACGTAAGCAACTTTGTGGCTACACGTCAGGACGAGTTTATTAAAAAGAATGCCTTAGAGTTATTTGACGCTGAAGTCTTTAACGCTGAGTTTGGTACACGTGCTGAAGCTTTCGCCAACATGGTAAACCAACGTGCATATGAGCACGGTATTACACGAGCACGGCAGGCCCAGCTTACCAACTTAGGTAAGGACATGGTCGCAGCACGTAACGACAACTTTAATACGGAAACAGGACAGCTTGATGCTGTAGCTTACACCAAAGCCTCAAACGAAGTAATTCAAGATTACATCAATCAAGGCCTTGATCCGTCAGCGGCTATTAGTAATACTCTTTCCCACCTCGAAGCTGCAGGCCTTGAGGACCTTGAAAACCGCGACGTTTATATAAAGGCCATGAAAGGTATTAAAACACGTGTTGGTACCTACGGTGAAACAGGGACGGGAGCGCTTTCAGTTACAAAGCTTTCTGATCAGTTAGACAGTAAGTACGAGGCTCAAGAAGATAAAATTTACGAACAGGATATTAAAGACCAACAGCGTGAATTAGATGTTTTACAAGAAAACGCCTACACTCAACTGGTAAACGAAGGTCCTGAATATTTTGAAACTGAGGATGGTAAAAACCTACTGTCAGCTATTTTAGTTAATCCTCAAGGTGGGCAGGGTGTTGTAAACAATATTCGGTCTGAGATTGAATTTAGAGAAACGATTGTAAGTGACCCTGAGACGGTGGCTGATTTACAAAGCCAAGCGCTTTTAGGTCGAGACATCACGTCTGAAGTCTTAACCTCACGGGAACTGAGTCCTCAAGATAAAGTCAACTTGCTAAAGGCTAGTCAACAAGGCCAACGTCTAGGTAACATTACCAATTCACTAGGTACTAACCACGTTGCAGGCTTTGTTAGCAACGCTACACGTTCAGATGCGAGTAACCCTCTCTCCTTTATGGAAGGCACTACTGCTTACACTAAACTGAAATCTGAAGCGCAAATAATTGCTAACAAGATTGTCTTAGCAGCGGCCAGTAAGTATGACCTTAATAACCCTGAGGAACAGGCAGAGGCTAATAATTACATCATAGATCAGCTTAGTAAGCAGGAAGCGCTTATCGAAGCTAAACGCGCAGAGATTAAAGGTGCGTCTGCGTACACAGTGGTAGGTAAACCCCCCGGCGATGTGGTTGAAATTGAAGAGACAGGACTGTCCCCTGATGTTAAGAAAACACTGCTTATTTTACCGCAATCATTTACTCAGACAGCATCTAAGTTAGCCGTCGAGGCAAATCGTCCCACATTTGTAATCCCCGAACCTGACTTGAAAGGTACGAATACCAACCCTCTGGATGGCATTGACAGTCTTGAGGACCTTGAGGGTCTTATTTATGAGTACAATCAGATTTCTATTGACCCAACAAGAGACTGGGGACAGTCGAGAGCCTTTGTTATGGCAGCGCGTCTAGGCGTTTCTGTTGAGGAAGTGCTGGGACAGGTAACGTCAAAAATCGTAGCTAATGCACCAGTTCCTGAAGTTGATGAGGATGTAGTCAATGACAAGATCCAAGTACGTGAGGCTCAAAACGAGCAGGACCGTATCCGCGCTGACATCTTTATGGGTCAGGCAAGAGCCTTATTCCCCGATCTTGTACCAGAAGACTTGCCCCAAGGACTTATGAGTTTCCTTGTGCAACCTGAAATAGCACGGCTTCTAAGGGTACTGGAATACGATCTCGCAAATCAAGGGCCTAATTTCGGAAAAGAAATTGAGCGTCTAATCTTAAATTACGAAGGAGGACAGGAATAATGCCCTTTGATAAAAACGGCAAATGGGTCCTCGACGAAGAGGCGCAGGCCGTCGTTGATAACGACATAGGATTCTGGGACGAAGTGGGTCGTGGTATAACCTCAGGCACAGTTGATGCTGTTGAGGAAACCCTACAGTTTGGTAAATCAGCTATCGACACTGCGATTGAGTTCACAGGTTATGAAGGTTTTGAGGATACTCGGACGCCTATAATTAAATACCAACCTAACCGTCCCCGAACAATGGGCGGTAAAATTGTTGAAGACCTTACTCAGTTTGGCCTAGGATTTATAGGTGCTGGTAAGATCAAATTGGTAGGAAAGCTTGGACGCGGTCTTGATAACGCCTTAATGGGTAAAGGCTGGAGCCGTAACATTCGTCAAGGTGCTGTAGGTGATACAATCGTATCAAACCCCTATGAAGAGCGGTTGTCTAACGTCTTGGAGGACGTGCCTGCTCTTGATAACGTGGTAACACAGTATCTAGCTGCGGACCCTGAAGACAGCTATGCTGAAGGCAAGTTTAAAGCAGGTATCGAAGGTGCCTTAACAGGTGCCGCAGTTGAAGCTGTGTTCAAAGTAGCTAGGGCATTTAAGCGTACTGAACGTGCTATTGACGCAGGCGAAGATATTACTGAGTCCGTCGCTAAACAGGATTTAGAGATTGATGCTGCGGTTAAGTTAGACGTTGAGGAGGTGGCTACAGAAAATGCAGTTACTCAAGCACTCAAGGCTGATTTAGTTGCTGAACAGAAAGCTAAGGGTACAACTAACACCCCACAGACTATTCTAGATGACGGTTTAGAAGAGGTAGGTGAGACTGTAGTTCCTAAGCTAACAGCTACAAAAGAGTTGATTAGACGTAAACTAGATGACGGCCTTAAGAATAGAACCAAGGACGAAGTCATAAAAGGCACGTCTAAAAAAGAGCTGGTTAGTTATGCTGAAATGCTTGGCATTAAACTGTCTTCTAAAAACTCAAAAACTAAAGCTACTCTTCTCAATACGATTGTTGACGATCTTTACAAAGGAGTGGACGTTCCTAGCAAGGGAGCGGAAGTTCCTAAAGCAAATAAAACTGTTAACTTAGAAACCAAAGTTTCTGATAACGGTGTTAAAGCGCCTACTAAGGTTAAACTAAAGAAACTCGACGCTGCTCAGCTACAAAACATTGCTAAAAACCCAGAGCAACTCGGTGATTCCTTAAAGAAGGGTAACCTGTACGATCCTAAAACTTGGGACCCTACTAACCCTGCGGGTGTTAAAGACACAGTCTCTAATCTTATTAAAATCAACGCAAAAGAATTTCAGGCAGTTCGAGGCACTCAGTCTTGGAAAGATGCTGAGAATGACATTGCTGAACGATTTGGAGATATGTTTGGTCTTAAAAACGAAGAGATTGCTGGTATCGTAACTAACTTTACAAAGGCTACTGAGGACGCCTCATTTGTTCTTGGGGCTGCTGAAAGCGTGGTAAAGAAACAGTATGAAGAGCTGTATGACAAACTATTAGATGTACGGTTTAACACTGAAGATGCGTTTACTCAGACAACTTTAGAAGCGCTTGAGAGTTCTTCAATGTTGCTCAAGTCCCTTCAGGGACAAGAAACAGCCTTTGGTCGAGCTTTAAACCTTCGTAAAAAGCCAGTAATGGATGCTGATCAGCTTAAGAGAAACTCACTTGAACGTGACGACATCGTAGAACTAGATCATGTCCTAAAAGCTTACGGCGGTAAGAAAGGCTTAGAACAGCTTCGAGCCTCCTTTGTTGCTGCTGGTCGTGGTAACTATAAAGCCATGAACAAGGTTATTAAGGCTACTCAAGAAAGCAACGCCACTAAAGGTATGCGGTCTGTAGTTGAGCTTTTCCGTTCTATGATCTTGTTAAACACTAAGACGCACGTAACCAACTTGGCGTCGGGTGGTATTGAAACCTTCCTGCGTCCAATGGAGGGCTATCTTGGGTCCTTTATGGGTAAAGGTGCTTTCTCAGCGGAAGCCGCGGCAGCACGGAGTTACTACGGTGCGCAAGTAGAAGGGCTCTTTATGGGCTTTGATGCTGCAATCGTTCAAGCGTCTAGAGCGTTTACGCTTGAGAAAAACCTCCTAGATACTGTTGGTAAGGTTGATGACATCACTCAAGCCAATAAGATTACTAGCGAGTATTGGGATGTAGCGTCTGACACGTTCCTTGGTGGTTTCTTAAACTACACAGGTAAAGCAAGTCGCATGTCCTTACGGGCTTTGGGGGCTGAGGATGAGTTCTTTAAACAAATCAACTACCGCTCGGCTGTCTACGCTTCTTCAAAGCTAGAAGGCGTTGGGCGTGGTCTTAAGGGTAAAGAGCTTACGGCCTTCATCTCAAAGAACATCGACGATGCTTTTGACGCCTCAGGAGCGGCTGCTACTGCTAACGGTAAATTTAAGCACTCACAGGCTGTTGATATGGCCCGTCGTGTTACCTTTACACAGGAGCTTCGTAAGGGCTCCCATGCTCAAAAGCTTCACTCGTTTGTGTCGAACAACCCCTCGTTCCAGATGGTGTTACCCTTTGTACGGACCCCAACTAACTTAATCACCTCGGCAGTCCAGCGTACCCCAATGCTTAGTAAGCTTTCTAAAGACTTACAGGAGCAGCTTAATAGCACTGATATGGTTATACGTTCGCAGGCTCAAGGTAAGTTGGCCACCGGAATGGTGATTTACGGCGGCGCACTAAGTCTTGTTTATAAAGGCCTAGTGACTGGCGCAGGCCCGTCCGATCCAGCACAGAACCGCACATGGCGACAAGCAGGTAACCAACCCTATAGCATCAAAGTAGGTGGTAAATGGGTGAGCTACCAACGCATGGACCCTAATTTCATGCCAATCGCTGCAGTGGCAAACATGTATGACTCTGTAGCTTATTCACCTTCATTTTCTGGTGACCCAAAAGACATTGCGAGTGTACCCGTTGGTGACCTAGCTATCTCTATGATCTTAGGTATTACAAAGACTGTGGAGGATAAGGCGTATTTTCAAGGCATCTCTAACTTGATTGCTGCTTTAACAAGCGAAAACCCTGCACAGAAAAACTCGTTACGCCGAATTGGTGAGCAATATGTGAGCTCATTTGTACCTACAGCCCCTGAACAAATTTACGAAGGGATGCAGTACCTGATGGCCGGACAACCTGAAGAAATGAAGGAAGCAGTAGGTCTAATAGACAAAATCCGACGTAGATGGGTTACCTCAAACGACGAGTTGCCAACAAAGTATAATTGGTTAACAGGTAAGCCTATGATTAACTACGGGGGCTTCTCAGGTATTCCAGTAAGAGATGTGACGGAAGATAAAGTTTTAGAAGAGCTGGTAAACCTAAAAGTAGGTTTCCGCGGCCCAACTAAGACTATGTCAGATTTAAAGTTCCAACTTAATACTGAGGAATTTGCAGCGTATCAACGCCTTACAGGTACTTCTAAGATAAATGGCAGGAACCTTATGGGCAACCTTGAGAAACTGTTTGCAAGTGAAGCTTATAGTGCTGCGGCAAGTGACTTTGAGTTGACAGCCGAAGGCTTCAATAAGCAGGCGGATTTAACCCGTAAGGTCATCTCTGCTCATATCCAGAACGCAAGGGCAGAACTTATACAAGAGTTCCCAGAGCTCAGAGATGAGTATGTTGCCCGTAAAGTAGCAAAACAAACTGGACAGCAACTCCTCGATTTCAATCGTTAACGAACGGCCCCTCTTCGGAGGGGTCTTTTTCATACAGGTATTAAATGGCTATTATTGCTAATTACACTGCCGACGGCGGTGCTTCGACGTTTGCCGTGCCTTTTGAATACATGAACGAAGCTGATGTTCTTGTACTCGTTAACGGTACTGCAACTACAAATTTTACTTTTACCTCTACAAATACAATCGTACTCAATACCCTGCCGGAAGCAGGCGCTTTGGTGGTTATTGAGCGTTCCACCTCAACTGCACCTGTCGTTGTTTTCACACAAGGATCAAACTTAAACGCTGAAGACTTAAACCTTTTAAGCCAGCAGGCTCGTTTTCTATCTGAAGAGGCTAGTTACAAAGCTGGTTTAGGCATCAGGCTTAATCCCAACACCAATACGTGGGATGGCCAAGGGTTCAGCTTTAATAATATTGGTAACCCAACTGAAGACGATGAAATTGCCACCCGTGGGTATGTAGATACGGTTGGAGAGTCAGTTATTGGAACAGCAGTTTCAGTACGTGACCAACTTTATGGTCTTACTACCTCGCTGGTCCGTCTGCCTTATGGTTCTGATGGTTATAGTGAATACGATCCAAGCAGCGGGAACCTAGCGTTCTTCTTATCTGAAGGTCCTCAAGGTCCTACAGGTGCCACGGGCTCCTCCGGCCCTACAGGTCCTCAAGGCCCTGATGGTACAGAAGGCCCTCGCGGTCCTGAAGGTCCTAGGGGTCCTGAAGGCGGCTTAGGCCCTCAAGGGGAGACAGGTAGCCAAGGCGTTACAGGTATCCAAGGCCCCGTCGGTCCTCAAGGTATCCAAGGCATCACTGGTGACCAAGGTAACATAGGCGAAACAGGTCCTACAGGTCCTCAAGGCATTACAGGTCCGACAGGTACTCAAGGCCCTGAAGGCGCTGAAGGTGCTACAGGTTCCGTGGGTCCTCAAGGTCCTACAGGTGATCAGGGTCCTATTGGTGCTACAGGCTCTTCAGGACCGATTGGCTCCCAAGGTGCTGAAGGTATTCAGGGTAACCTAGGACCGACAGGTCCCACAGGGCCTCAAGGTCTTACAGGTGATACTGGCCCTCTCGGTCCTCAAGGTGATCAGGGTCCTACAGGCTCTACAGGTGCTACAGGCTCCACAGGTCCTCAAGGCCTCATTGGTGATACAGGTCTCACAGGTGCTACAGGCCCTGAGGGTCCTACAGGTGCCACAGGCTCCCAAGGTCCTCAAGGCCTCATTGGTGATACAGGTCTCACAGGTGCTACAGGCCCTGAGGGTCCTACAGGTGCTACAGGTTCCCAAGGTCCTCAAGGCCTCATTGGTGACACAGGTCTCACAGGTGCAACAGGCCCTGAGGGTCCTACTGGTGCTACAGGCTCTACAGGTCCTCAAGGCCTCATTGGTGGTACAGGTCTCACAGGTTCTACAGGCTCTGAGGGTCCTACAGGTGCTACAGGCTCCACAGGTCCTCGAGGCCTTATTGGTGCCACAGGTGATACCGGCCCTCAAGGTCCTCAAGGTGATCAGGGTATTCAAGGTCCTCAAGGTACGACAGGCTCTACAGGGGCCACAGGTGATCAAGGTCCTAGAGGCATCCAAGGCGTTGAAGGTTCGCAGGGCCCGTTGGGCCCAGAAGGTCCAACAGGTCCAGAGGGCCCAGAAGGTCCATTAGGCGGACAGGGTGATGTAGGCCCTACAGGTCCCGAAGGCCCCACAGGTGTAATGGGTTCTACCCCGTTAGGTTTAGCTTTTGGCACGTTCTCCATCAATTCAGATGGGGAGCTTCAGATAGAATATTATGGAGATGCTAACGACAACGATTTCTCAATCGACGCCAATGGCTTTCTCTATGTAACAACGGTGTAAAATATATGGCTCAGATAAATATTGGTCGTGTGCGAATGGGTTGGAAGGGAACTTGGGTTTCCTCTACTGCTTATGTCGCGCAGGATGCTGTTTACTATGACGGCGAAACATTTGTTGCTAAAATCAACGTCCCCGTTGGTACAGTAACAACTAACACAACCTACTGGCAGCAAGTTGCTCAGAAGGGTACAAATGGTGCCAATGGTGCTGATGGTTCTACCGGACCACAGGGTTCTGTAGGTCTTCAAGGGCCTACGGGTCCAGAAGGTCCAGAAGGTCCTCAAGGTGACACAGGTCCTACGGGTCCTACAGGTCCTGACGGTCCTCAAGGTTTAATAGGTCCTATAGGCTCTACAGGAGCTACAGGCTCCACAGGTACTCAAGGTCCTGAAGGTCCAGACGGTCCTACAGGTCCAACAGGTCCTCAAGGCCTCATTGGTGATACAGGTCTCACAGGTCCTCAAGGTGGTATTGGTCTTACAGGTGGTACAGGCCCGACAGGTCCTCAAGGCGACGACGGTCCAACAGGTCCTACAGGTCCTCAAGGTGGTATAGGTCTTACAGGTGGTACAGGCCCAACAGGTCCTCAAGGCGAAGATGGTCCTACAGGTCCTACAGGTCCTCAAGGTGGTATAGGTCTTACAGGTGGTACAGGCCCGACAGGTCCTCAAGGCGACGATGGTCCTACAGGTCCTACAGGTCCTCAAGGTGGTATTGGTCTTACAGGTGCCACAGGACCTCAAGGTCCTCAAGGTGACACGGGTGCCATAGGTTCTACAGGTCCTCAAGGTGCTACAGGCCCGACAGGTCCCACAGGGCCCACGGGCTCGACAGGGGACACAGGCTCTACAGGTCTTACAGGTCCTACAGGTCTTACAGGTCCTACAGGTCCTCAGGGCGACGATGGTCCTACAGGTCCTACAGGCTCTACAGGAGCTACAGGCTCCACAGGTCCTACAGGTCCTGAAGGTCCAGACGGTCCAACAGGTCCTACAGGTCCTACAGGCCCGTCGGGTCCTAAAGGTGATAAAGGGAACATAGGCTCTACAGGTTCTCAAGGTGCCACAGGCCCACAAGGTCCTACAGGTCCTGAGGGTGATGCAGGACCTGCGGGTTCAACAGGTTCTCAAGGGCCCACGGGGCCTCAAGGACCTGAAGGTGATCAGGGTGCTACAGGTTCTACAGGTGCTACAGGTCCAGCAGGCGGTACAGGCCCTGCGGGTGCTGCAGGTCCTCAAGGTACCACCGGAGCGCAAGGCTCTACAGGTGCCACAGGTCCTACAGGTGCCACAGGTCCTTCAGGTGCTACATGGGCAGTAAACAACTCGTGGCGCGTTACGCCTGATGGTGATCAACGCTTCTACTTCGCTACAGACAGTCACACCTATATCAAGTCAGCTAGTGATGTTTACATCAGGGCTGGTGGCGACACTACACGCTTTACCGTGGCTTCTAATGGTAACTGCACAGCCACAGGAAACCTTACAGCGTATTCTGACGAACGATTAAAGACAGATATTGAGACAATAAATGACGCTCTCGGTAAAGTCGAAGCACTTCGGGGCGTAACCTTTGTGAAAGACGGAACGAACAACATAGGTGTTATCGCTCAGGAAGTTCAAGAAGTCATACCAGAGGTCGTCATTCAGAATGATGAATATCTTTCGGTTGCTTACGGTAACCTTGTTGGTCTCCTTATTGAGGCCGTTAAGGACCTTTCTCAACAGGTAAAGGAAATAAAGAATGGCAGTTAAATCAAGTGGTTCACTTGCTATGACTGATATTGTTAATGAGTTTGGGGGGTCCGCCCCTCATTCTCTTAACGAATATTACGGAGTAGCCGCGGGTATCGCTACTTCAGGAACAATAACGTACAGCAGCTTTTATGGTGCCTCAGCAGTAATATCATTAACTTATCCCGCTGGTAATCACCAAAAGGTAAACCTACAATCTTGGGTTACAGGTTTGGGATATAGTGTCCCTAACAATTTTGAAATCACAATTAACAGCGGTACTACGTTTTGGTCCAACGACATAGGTGTTCCCGCGTTAACAACAGGCAATTTAGGCACCCTTATTCTTAATAATAACGGTATCATTATGGGTAAGGGCGGGGATGCTGTTCAATATAACATTCCAGACGCATTTAGAAAGCAAACAGGAAGCAATTGGGGTCTTACTCTAACAGCGGCTGGATGGCGTGCAAGCGTAGTAACACCCGCTCAAAACGGTGGGCCTGCTCTATCAGTTAATTGTACAGCAACAATAAACAACTCAGGCTACATTGCAGGTGGAGGAGCTGGAGGTGTTCTGGCAACAAGTGCTAACACCGTCGTAGGTAGTCAGTATGAATTTTGGGACGCCACCCTAAAGCCTATCGTTGTGTACGGACAGTACGATAGTTCAACACCCATGGCCTCAATATTCTATGGGCCTTACTGTAATTACGTCCCAGCCTCTAGGACATTTTCAGATAACACTGTTTCATCTGGTGCTACCATTAAAATTACTCCCATAGCTGGCTTTGGTCAGGGAGGAGGAGCTGGTGGCGGACGTGGCGGACGCTCTTTGTTAGCAGAGTATAGAGTTATTGGGGAAGATATCCCGTACTGGGCAACGGAGATACCCCCTGCACTTACGGGCATAAACCAGACAGGAACGCAAGCGTTTAGACAACTGGGAACTGACGCCAATTACTTAGTAAACGATACAGGTAATGCTGCAACTATTGCAGCCACGCCTTCCGACGGAGGGGGCGCAGGCGGTGCTGTCCACTGGAGTTCTCAAACTAGCTCAGGCGGCGGGGAAAATTATTAAATGGAGAAATTATAATGTGTGGTGGAGGCGGACAAGATACTTTTGTTGTCAAATTTCAACGAGGATTTTCAGGAGCCAGCGGTGGTACAGTAATCCCTACAAGGGTCTACGACACCAACGACGGTGCTTATGTAAGCACAGGATCAGGAAATTATACAGCAAGAGGACTAGCACCAGTAATAAACAACCAAGGTAACAATGGTTATGGACAGCGTTCACCAACGATGACGTATTCAGAGTTTACAAACCATATTAATCAACAAAACCTTAATGCAAACGCTCTTGGCAATAATAACTACCTTTTCACTTATGAGTTTGATAACGGAAAACTTGGAGGCCCTGCGGTTGTAACTAATGGAAACTCAGTAACGATCAACAACACTACAAATGTATGGGGGTCAGTTTCCTAATGCGAATATCCTTACAGCTACTTAAAGACCACGGCTTATCAGGAGATGCCTTAACAATTATCTCTACTTGGTTTGAAGAACAAGAAGCTGATGTTTTAGATTATGATGAAACACTTGAGACTCTTATAAATTCTGAATATTTAGTTACGAGCAAGTTAGAAGAACTAGGTTCAAGCGAAACCCACTCTTATTACGTTACATGGTTTCAGGGTCTTGTAAACTTTCCAAGTGTTTTAACATATTTTAATGACCATTCTTTAGAACGTGTTTGGCGTTTAGACTCTGATCGTGAGTTTACTAATTACGATGAGCTAGTTAAAGAAGCTACCCTTCTTAAATCATCAAGGGTCAAAGCTGCTAAAACTATTAGTAATATTTCTGGTGTAGTTGATAACCCAGATGGTACAAAAACATTTAAAGGTTTTAGTTTTGAAGAAGTAGAGACAATTGACCCCGAGGCCTTCGACGCTTTTGAGTGGTTCAATCAACAAACAGGGACACAAATGCGATCCCTGTCGCCTACTCTAGCCGTAATGGCGTTAAGCTTGCACTACAAAGAGTATGAGATTGAGTTGCAAATGAACCCTAGCGTGGATCAAAAAATAACAAACGGAGGCTACGAGGCATGGACCCCAACACCCTTAGAAGTACCCTTTATAGAATAGTAGCTACAGACACTCCTGTTTATAGTATGGATCATAAGTATATTGTACGCGGGGCGGATGTGGGAGATGTCACACGTGAGGAGCCCCCAGAGGGAGATGTTCCTTACTTTAATCCACCAGAAAACGATCTATGGTTTAAATGTACAGATACGGTAATAGACCATAATGAATAACCCTGATCTAGAAAACCGTATATGTAAAATCGAATGGACTATCGGACGCCAAAACGACAACATTAAAGAGCTTTTTGATACTTCAGAAGAGCTAAGGACTACTCTCTGTGGTATCCATCAAACCTTAGTACAGATCAAATGGTTTGCTATAGGGGTCTCTTGTCTGTTCATGGCCGATCAATTCGGATTAACAGCAGTCATCAAATTACTAGGATAATAAATGTTAGCAGGTCTTATGACTATCCTGCCAAACATTGTAGCAATTATCGACAAAACATTACCTGACAAGGCGCAAGCAGAATTAGCTAAACAGCGCATTGAGTTTGAAATCTTATCAGCAGTTAATGAAGTCAATAAATCACAAGCAGAAACCAATAAAGTGGAAGCCACTCACCGATCCTTATGGGTCGCTGGGTGGCGTCCCGCTATTGGATGGGTAGCAGCTTTAGGCGTCTTTTGGGCGTTTATCGGTCAGCCTGTTTCTGAGTGGTGCGCTACTTTGTACGGCATTCCAATCTCATCCTTCCCACAGTTTCCAATGGAACAAGTTCTAGAGCTAGTCCTAGCGATGCTTGGTCTATCGGGCCTGCGTACTTGGGAGAAAATGAAAGGCGTTTCTAAATGAGCCGCGACTACAAAAAGGAATACCGCGAATACCACGCACAACCAGAGCAAAAGAAACGACGCGCTGGGCGTAACGCGGCACGTAAGTACGCAACTAAAAAAGGCTTGGTTCGCAAAGGAGACGGTAAAGAGGTGGACCACAAAAACCACAACGCTACCGACAACAGACCAAGCAACCTTAAGATTATGACCGCAAGTGCGAACAGATCAAAACAACCGAAGAGGTCGTAAAATGAGCGGTAAAGCTTCTTTCGATTTATTGGAGGCCCTGCATGCAGCAGTGGCTACCGATCTACTCGACAAAATTAAATCAGGACAGGCAACAGGTGCTGAAATAAGTGCAGCCATCAAGTTCCTAAAAGACAACGGTGTTGAGTCCATTCCAACAGGTGACAACAATATGGGCCGCCTTTTCGAGGCTCTACCTTTTGACGACGCAGATATTCAACAGGCATTCAACCAATGAAAAAAATAGTAAAGTTTTGGCAAGATTATAGTTACCACCGTCGCGCCGACTGGGCGGCTGATAAACTACGCATGCACAGTAACCATGAGTTAAAAGATATTGGTATTACACGACAGGACATATCTCGAATGGCCCATGACAAGTGCCCTTGGTGTATGCGATGGGAAAAATAATATACCAAAAATATATCTTAAAATAAAGGTAATCTACTTTGAACCCAGAAATTCCAAAGCAACTTCACGACTTTAGGAATTTTCTATACCTTGTTTGGAAACACCTGAACCTACCCGA